TGCATAAGGTCAACCTCATATTGATACGATGTATCGGTAACAATATGCGCTACACCCTTTACCTTGTTTGCGATGTAACTATTCGTAACAAGCCTGTTATTGTTTTCGTAAACCTCGCCGTTATAGTTAGCGGTTAATTCTTCCGTTTCCTTAAATTCTTCGCTTTTTACCTTGTAGAAACGCACGGTAAATGTTCTCGTTGCACTTCCAGAACTGCTTTTGTAGATAATAATGTGTGCCGTTGATGTTCCGTCCTCGTTCATAGTTTGATAGTCAAGACTATCAAGAGAATAACCCGTAGGAAAATTCATAGCCGTCATACGCCCAAACGCAACAAACGGTACTTTGAACTCTACCTCGTTATCGCCCTGCGTAACCGTTGTTGAAGCCGATGTAACATCAACATACTCGCTCAGCATTGTGTTCTCGTAACGTGATACTTCAATCTTTCCGACCTTTGCTTGACTTTCAAGACTGCATTGTATCTGATCGTTTCGCAATAAATAGTTATCGTATAACCTGTATTGAATGTTGATTGTGCTATACAAGTTATATTTGTCTATTCCTGCCGTCATAAAACAGCCCAAAGCATTTGCGATAAGCTGCTTTGCTTCATTTTCTTTTAACTCTCCGTAGTAATTGCACAAAGAATTATCTTCGTCTGTTTGATCTACAAAAACATCGTGCGCTTCAATACCGCCCATTTCATCAAGAATATCAATAAAATTAGCAGATGTAACAGGATCGCCGGAAGAAATTGTATCGGGTATTGACGGTAAAAGAATATCCCACGCATACGCGTCTTTGAACGATACACTAAACGTCAATTTGCCCTCGCTATATGTAGGGCGCTGATTTAACGTACCATAAAGAATAGGGATATACTCTACCGCGCCGCCTATTTCATAACCTACTTTAAGGAAGCAGGGCGCACCGTCAACAAACTGTATATCCCAATATGATGTTTCGGGTGTATATTCTTCTTCAACGTCAAGACATTCTACCGTCATATCATATTGCGGTAATGCCTGCGATGTTAAATCTGTTTCCAGACTAACATTTGCCGTTGATACTATGCCGTTATCAAATGATATAGGCTGATTTTCATTAGACATTATCCACAATAATTGAAAGCGCCCGTCCGTTTGACTGTTTTTGACGTAAAAGCGAATATTTGATGTATCTTCGGAAGCCTGTGGGGTATAAACGATTTCATTACTCATATCGGTATTTACTATCGTTGTAATCGTACTCCACGTTTCCGTATTGTAGTCATAACCTTCTACCCTAACTTCTTCGGGGATAAGTCCACCAAAACGCAAAGTGATTGGATATAAAGGCTCTACGATGTTACCAAAAAAGTCATTACTTCCTATAAGTGCTTCTGCATTAGCGCTTGTTAAAGACGTTACTCCGCAAGGTACGGTATGTTCGGGTGTTGACATAACACCCGAATTATCGGGCGCACAAATGCGGTTAGGATCATCAACTCCAACCTTATCGCCCACTACTGCGTAAAAATACTCATTTGTGCAATCGGCAGGCTCGATATAGGGTGCAACCGTTTCGTCAAAATCAAATGCCGTAGTTTCTTCCGCTAATATAGATAATGCAACATTTGAGCCTACCTCAAAATGTATCTGCAAAGCAGGACGTATTATTTCGTTTTGAGCATTATTAAACTGTTCGCTAACATATTTCATACTTTTTCACCTATGCCGATGATATTAGCCTCGCAATTCAGATAGTATTTCGGTTTTCCTGTTACCGCGTCCATTTTGAACGGCTGCGCTGATCTATCGCCTACATAAAACTTCTTTGTCTTAAAAGCATTTGCCTGCATATCAAAGTATGTAGCATTAAAGTAAAAATGCTTGTTGAAGAACGTGCATATCTGCGCCCATACCGCAGGGGTTAAAACCGCCCATTTAAGCTCGATCTTATTTGCCCTTGCCACTACCGAGCCGCGCACAATGCCGTCTGCGGTACGCGCTTGATCTACTACCGTTGCAATAGTCTGTTTTCCGCTTTCGTAAGCGGCAAACGGTATTTTCAACGTGTCGCCACCTGCTGATAAAGTTATGAATTTACCCGTGCGTTCGATTGACATAATCGCGTACCCCCTTTGCTTATCTGCTAAATGCGCCGTTACTGATTACCGCGCCGCGCTTTCTCTGTTCTGTCTGAACTGCCTTAAATACTTCCTTGCCGTCGATAATGACTTTAATATCACCCTGTCCGGCATAACCGCCGATTGCCGACATACCGCCTGCAACTGCCTGATAGATACTGCTTGCCAAACCTGCCATAGCACCCTCATTAGCCGCGCCTATGCCGTAACTTATGCCCGTTGATGATGTCATCGAAACACTACCATTAATCGCCATAGGATCAGTATTAGCGGCTTTCAATGCGGCATTAGCCATATTTGATACCGCCCTTGTCGCCGTTGATGTATATTCTGTTATGCCGTTTGCGTAACCCATAGCAGAATACATACCGCTTTCTGCAAAGCGCTTTGACGGCGATCCTTCTTTGATTGCTTTCTTCAAAGCCTTTAATGCCGCCTCGCCTAACTCTGCACCCGCGTTTGATGTTTCTTTAATGTGTGCGCCTATACCCTTGATATAGCCTAACGTCGAATTTGAGCCTGTCTTTTCAAATTTCTCTATTTTACTTTCTGCGCCTGCGATTGTTTTCAAACCCGCAGCAGCGCCCGCCGCGAAAAACGATGTAGCGGCACTTTTTTTGGTAAACGAATTAGCAAAAGCTATTGTATCTGCGTCGCCTATACCCGCAAAAGCATTTTTTGATTTTCCGTTATCACTAATGCCGTCTTTTGCTTGTTTATAAAGATTAGCGCTTTCGTTTCCAACTTCTTCCAAATGCGCGCCCAAACCTTTACCATACTGTTTAGCCATTTCTGCGGACGTATTATAAAAAGTTTCGCCCGCCTTGCCACCTTCCGAAACACCGTTATACGCGCCGCCGCGAATTGTCTGCGCCGTTTTGGATATATTACCTTCTTCTGATTGCATACCCTTTTGATATGCCTGCGCGTCGCGTTTACCACGTTTCCACGCTTCTTCCGCGCTTGTATTGCCTTTAACCTCATAATCTTTTGGTGCTAACTGCTTTTCGATGTTCGATATAGACTTGTCAATATCCGCCATTGTAACGGACTTTCCAATTTTACCCATAGCCGTTTGATAAAGCCAAAAGAGAACAGGGTTATTTTTAATCTGTTTAAGCGTTTGTAAGGCAAAACTGCCCCAAAACTGCGTAGAAACGGTATTACCTGCTAACTTCGCGTCATTACCGAATAACGCCTGCTTGACCTGATCGACATAACTCCACGCCAGAGGGTTAGACTTGTGTGTTAAACCTACAAAAAACTGTTCCTGTATCGAGCGCCCTTCTTTTTCTGCTTCTTTTGCTAATTCTTCGGGCGATTTTCCTAAATACAACTCCCAGAATTTTGCGGCTAATTCGCCTGCACCTTCCCATAATATTTGTACCGTAGCGATAAGCGGGTTTTTATTAAACCACTCCGCAAGTAAAGCGAGATTTTGCTTCGCTTTTTCAATAGCATTTTCAAGAGCTTTACCTAAAAAGTCATAGCCGGGTAATTTCAGGTTTTTCAGGTTGCTATTTTGACCCTTATTATTGCCCGTGCCACTACCGCCACTTGTACCCGTGTCAGGATTAAAGACGTTCAATTCGTCAATACCTAACATATAATCTTTCATCTTCTTTGCGTTATTTGCCGCGTCACCCGTTGCCTTGACAACATCATTGTAAGGCTTTGTATTGCCCGATATATCGGTGCGATCCTTCATATCGGGTATTTCATAGCCAAAGAACGCCGCTAAGTTTTGGAAAGCCTTAGCCGCTAATTGCGCTATTGCCGAAAGATACGGCAATACTTTATTCAAAGCGGGTATGAAAATGCTGCCTAATGCCCTACTGAGAACGGTTAGGTTTTCTTTAAACACGTTCATTTGATTGGCAGGATCGTTTAAGGCGGCGGCATAATTGCCCTGTACCTGCGTTACCTGCGTCATCAACGCAATATAACGCAACTGTACTTTCTCAGCCTGCGTAAGCTGATTAAAGTTTACGATCTTATGCTTTGTATTATCATCAACGGCACGGGTATTAGCCTCAATAGCGCCCGTTTCTTCGTTGACCTTAAACGTCTGTTTTCCGTAATTTGCGGGGTTTTTTCCTATATCTACAAGCTTTGCCTGCGATAAGTCATAACCTAATTTACGGATAGGCTCTAACCTACCCGATAATGCCGACTTTAACTTGTTTTGCGCTTCTTCATTAGTAATGCCGTAGAAAGAAGCAATATCATACGATAACTGCGTGATATTCTGCGACATATACGCAGCCTTATCACCCGTTACGCCAAAACCTGTAATAAGTGTTTGGAAAACGCCCTGAGCTTTAAGCCAACCTGCCGGATCAATACCAACCGCGTCGTGTACCGCATTTGCGTACTTGATCGCATTATCGGTATAATCGCCCATTGAAGCGGTAAACATATTTAAGGTCTTAGTATATGTTGCCGCCTTGCTTATGCCGTCCGCGATAACTGTACCTAACTTCCTGAAAACTGCGATGACTGCGGCAAACTTTATAGTTTTGCTTAAAAGTTTACCCATACCGCTTGCGGCGTTTGTTGCCGCCTTGCCGGTATCTGTCAAACTAACCGATACTTTTTTGCTTTTGAGATTATCAAGCGCCTTGCCTAACTCGCCTAACTTGTCGATAAGCTTATCTATGTTATCGGTATTTAATGACGATGTTATATCTAATTCTAATGCGTCAATTTTCTCGGAAGCCATAGTATTTACTCCTTGCCAAACTTCTTATTGAACTTAATCATTTGAGCCTGCATATATGCAAGTCCTTTGTCGGCAACGGCTTTTTGCTTGGTATTTCCTGCCTGTTCTTCGCTTGTGCCTAAGTCATAAGGCTTATCCAGATAAGGCATAGGCTTAGGGTGTTCGTTAAAAGGTATAAGTAAGGGTGCTACCCTCATTATCGCCTCATAAACGTATGCGCCTTGCAGCCAAAAGTTTTCGTTATCTCTGTCGCGTTTGCGCTTAAAAGCTATTCTATACGCGATAGCAAGTGTATGATCCTGCCGATAAAATTCGTCGTAGGTCATACCCATAGCGAGATACGACGGAAACACCTTGTCAAATAAATCACGGTATCTGCCGGGCGTGAGAATATTGCTATCATCACACCCGGCATTTTCAACCGTTGAGGACGGTATCGCCGTTAATTCACCGTCCACTTCACCGCGTTTTTTGAGTTATCCTCGTCGAAAAGGGATATAACAGGCGCGTTATAAAGGTCAAGCAGCGCGTCAAGCAAACCCTTCTTGTCTATGCGATCAAAGATTTCATCAACTTCCGCGAGATCAAGTGAATTGTGATTAGCAAGGAAAGCGCCGCGCCACAAAAGAAGCAGCGAGCCGACAGGCTTTTCAACTATTTCGCCAATGCGAAAACCTGCGTTTTCGGTCATAATGATTGTTTCTCTCGTAAAAGCGAGCTTGTATTCCTTGCCGTTGTCTTTGAAAGTAAGTGTCTTTTCCATAGTAATTAACCGTCCTCAATAGTTTTTAAGATTGCTTATTAGCTCTGAGCGAAAGTAATCTCAGATGAAACGACAATACCTACTGTCATTTCAGATACTTCGTTTACGCCGCCGCCCTTCTTGGAAGCATAGGGAAAACCCTTAAATGAGAATTTTCCGTGTGATCCGTCGGGTGTACCGCCTGTTTCGCCAAACCAAATAGCAAATTCGCCCTCTACACCTTCAAGCGCCTGTACTGCCGCAAAATCAGCAGGATCGTAGTTAGCCGTGAACTCGATAGCGCCGCCCGTGTCCTTAATGCCGGGAATATACACGCGCATATCGTCGGAGAGCGTTGTTGCGTCGAGATTTTCAGGGGGCGCAATCAGATCGGGATAGTCCTTAATGTCAAGCAGCTTGCTATAAACAAGCGGTGTACCCGTACCAGACATAAGGTAAGAAGCATAAGTGTTAATAGCTGCCATTGTGTTTTACCTCTACTTTCTTGTATAGATCGTGCCGTTACTATCTACCGTTGCGGTAAATGTAGCCGTTATCCTGTAATTTTGAGCATTGTTGATATTGCTCATAGGTTTACAAGTAACCATATTAAAATTTAAGGGATAGAGAGTATCTATTATTATCTGCATAATAGCCTCAGCTTCCGTTTTTTTGCCGTCCGTTTTGTTTGTGTAAACGTCAACAGTAAGGGTAATATCGCGGTAATTGTCTTTTTTAGAGCTATCGCGCATACTTGCGTTTGTGCCGTCATCTGACAATACGATTGCTACGCAAGGAAATTGAGCAGGCGCATAAACAAAAGCATTTGTGATACGGCAATCGGGATAAGCGGTCAAAACCGCCGTTGCCGCCGCCGTAAAGATTTCTCTTTGTATCTCAAACATATTCATACAAATACCTGCCTAACTATTGTCGGTATTTCCGGCTTTATTGCCTCAATAGCATTGTTTATAGGCATAAAAGCGGGTGTACCGCGCGAAATTAGATTGTGCGCTATAAACCAATACGGTTTATTGCCGTTTCCGTTGCCGTAACTGCCTATTGCCGTTTCAAACGTAACTTTACTTGACAAGGGGTTATCTACACCGTTACCGTTGTGATAAATACCCGCGCCAAACTCCACAAAGACAATTTCTTCACCGCCTATGCGCACCGTGTTACCGCGCGCCTCAGCGCCCAACATAGCAAAACGCGGCGTTTCTGTATGACTTCCAATATCAATAAGATCATCGCTATACGGTATCTGAGATAAGTTTTCGCTTATCTTATCCGCAAGCATAGCGGCTATTGTTTCGCAGCATAAATCTGCTTTTCTTCTCCACTCGGCGCGGATCGCGTTCAACTCGGCAATAGCCTTGTTTAACCCGTCTTTATCCAGAACGTCGATGTGAATAGTTTTCACGATACACTAACCTTCCTTATCGCTACATTTACGAAATTTAACGACTTGGCAACCCTTGTTACGATATAGTCATACGGCGTTTCGGTTTTGCCTGTTTCTTCATCAATCACGGGCATTGTATCAACCCAAAGAATAGAGCCTACATCGAGGTAATTTTCATCTTGATTTAATGTAATTACCTTGTCATATACTTCATTTGCGCCGAAAAGCTGCGTTTGCGCCTGTCCGTTTGCAACGGAAAACACGCCGTAATGCTTTTCAGGAACGGAATAGGTATAAGTTTCTTCAACATAGTTTCCGTCGCTATCCTGCGACATAACAACGCTCTGCAAAGCGGCGCAATAGAAAACCTGCCTATTTCGTGTCATTGTACGCATTAGAAGCCACCCGCCTTTGATGTTATCCGTATGCGCAACGATACAGGAATATCCGCTACTTCAAAGCTGCGATGTGTACCCGCTTCGATATGTAGTTTTTCGCCCTCTGATCCTCGCTTATTGAGCATATACAAAGCTATCTCAATCTGCTCGTAATCATACTTTGCGGGCATATCCTCTGTACCGTCGCCAAACGGAAATGCGATGTTTATTACTGCCTTTTCTGCGGCGGCAAGGTAAGTGTTAGCAATATCGTCGGACGTAGTATCGCCCGTATCAAGCATTTGCTTTAATATTGCTAATTTTTCAGCGTCCGTCATATTGCTAACTCCTTTTGCCTTAACTTGTTACTTTGCAGGCTTTTCGTTCTTCTTTGACTTTGAAGCCTTGCCCTGCGTTTCGACCTTTTCAGCCTTATCTTTTGTTACTACGATCATAAGCATTACTCCCCTTCGTCAAGTGTCAACTTGTCAAGATTGAAGAATGAGAAGAACTTAACTCCGTTTGCGTCTGTCTGAACTACGCGCAACTTCGTACCGAACTGATCTTCTACCTTGATAAGAGCCGACATATCAGGATCAAGCTCTGCAAGATTGAGAATACCTACCTCAGTCTTAACCGCGTCGCTATCGGGTGTAAAGGTAAGTGCTATGAAATAACCCTCGCCCCAAACCTGCGTAATAGCGTTATCGCCTGTCAACTTCTTCAAAGTGCCGTGAAGCTCGTTGCCAACAAGCTCAATATCGTTGCCCTGAATATCCGTAAGTGCTACACCCCAAAGATCCTCGGTTAGTGTATAGGGTTCTACGCTAACCTCTGTTAAGGGCTTACTGTCAACTTTACGGCGTTTGCAACATTGTTGAGCCAATATACACGGTGTTCGCTTCCTGCGAGAAGATCAGCATAGGACGTTGTACCGTTGTTGAGAATACGATCCTTCTCTGCAAGGAAATCACGCTTCATTTCCTTTGAAAGAGCGCCCTTCAACATCATAACGGGTGCTTTTGCGGTTACTGTATCAGTAGGAACGATGTTAGCGCCCATATACTTGCCTACAACACCAAGCTGAACAAGCTCTGCTGCAACCTCGGAAGCGGGTATCCAGTTAGCATAATCAGCGACCATATCGTAGTAGTCTGCGGAATTGACAAAAGCGATAGCGGGGATTTTCATACCACGCTCGCCGAATACCTTCATACCGGCAACAATAGCCTTAGCGAGTGTTGTGCCACTTGCGGTCTGTGTTGTTGTCATAAGCTCTGTGATAGCGTCTGCGTCGTCCTTGATAGCGATAGCCATAGCAATCTGCTCAATAGCCTCGCCGTAAGGATCATCGCCGCCTGCCATAATAGCCTCATCGGTAATCTCGACCTGCTTAGATACTTTGACAACCTTCTTTGTGATAGGTGCGCTTTCAAGCTTTGCGGGTGTATCTGCAACGCCCTCACCGAGTACGTTAGCAGCGCCTACGAATACGAACTGATTGCGGGTAATTGTATCTCCTGCCCCTGCAACAAGCGTTCTGTCAACTGTTGCAAAGTTAGAAACGGTGATAAATCTGCCGTAATCTGTTGCGATCTTCTGTCCTACGACCTGCGGGATAAAGAGGTCGCTTGTCTTTGTCTGTGCCATACTTTTTTTCTCCTTTACTGTGATAACTGTTCGTATAAGTCAGGGTTAGTTTGATAAAGCTCTGTCATTTCTGCCAAAGTCATTTTCTTAAACTGTTCCTTGCTTATCGTCTTTGAGCCGTCCGTTGCCTTATTAGCCGGCGGCGTGGTCGAAGCCATAGCCTCACCCTTAGCAACTTTCTTCACGTTCTCGATGACTGTCTGCTGATTTTTCAAAACCGTTGCAATATCGCCGTTTACCAAAGCCGTCGCGGTTTCCGTTGCTAACTCGTCATCATATCCGGCAACAATAAGCTTTGCCTTGTTTTCGGATATAGACTTTTCCTTTTGCAAAGTTTCCGCCTGTTCTTTGTACTGAGCCAAAAGCGCCTCAGTTTCCGCTTTTGCTTTTTCCTCGTCGCTCATACGCGCTTTTAAGTCCTTTTTGCTCTGAGCCAATTCGGAAGCGGTCTTATCGAATAAATCTTTTTTGACATAACCCGAATAATCAGGATCGGCAAAATTGTAATTTTCCAATGCTGCGATCTTTTCTTCTGCGGTCATATCTGCGTAACCGTCAATCTTGCTTGTGTCGATGTTTGCCATACGTTTTTTCTCCTTTGCGTTTTTACGGCTTCTCTGCCAATGATTAATTTGTGATTTACCGCTTCTCTGCGTTTTGCGATTTAAGGCTTCTCTGCCTGTTTATAACAATCAGCTTTCGCCGTTATTACCTTTTTTCTTTTCCAGAACGGGCATTATCCAACAACGACAACGATAATGCGGTTTTTCAGGCACGTTATCTACGTCGTAGATTTTGCCGTTCCGTTCTTTACACTCTTTACATACCTTTTCATCACCCTGCGTTACCCAACGCACCCGGCGTATGCCGTTCTTTTTGAAGGTATCAAGCCTTGTTTTGTCAACAACCGTTTCGCCGTATTGCAAAGTTTGTGTGTGCCACAAATTAGCAAACTTGTGCAATTCCTTGTGATAATCGGCTCTTAAACCGGCTATCACGGCGGCGATCAATGCTTCCGCAAGCCTCGCCCTTTTTCTGTCTGCTTCGGGATAGTAAAGATAACCCGTTACCGCGTTATACTCATTTAATATCCCGTCAACATATTTGCCGTCGGTTGCTATCGGTTTCACGATAACGCCCGTTGCTTCCTTTATATCCTCAGCAGCTTCTTCACTTGCGCCCGCCGCTATCTCGATATATGCCTGCTTGTTATCGGCAAGCAGGCGCTTCATTATCTTTTTTGTTATTGACGTTATGCGCGGCGCGGATAATTCATCAAACCCGATAACGTCAAGTCGATTAACTTCTTTACGCAGGCGCGTTATTAAAACCGCTATCAGTAAGTCCGTTAGCTCGTACTGTTTCGTTTTCTTCCGTTCCGGCATTGTCGATCACTCCGTCCTCAGCAGGTAAATCTTCGATCTTCCAATTCTCCAAAGTTTCTGCGTAATGCGCTTCACTCAATAAGTACGCATTTTCGGGATCGCTAAACAGTCCGCAAGCCTCAAATGCAAGTTTCGGGTGTATTCTCGGCGTATTAAGCATTTCGCAAAGCACCTGAGCTTTAACCTGTATATTCTCGTAGTTTCTTCTCGTAAACTTGTAGTCAATATCCGACGTTCTCAAACTCAGATTGTCCTTGCCAACAGTTTTACATATCTTCAATACCAGATTGAGCATACGGCGCTCGCTGCCCTTAAACATCATTTCGCTTGCTTTTGCCCTTGTTTCTGCCTGCGAAAAGCCGTTTGCAAGGTAAATTGCGCCGTTATTAGCCGAAATTGAAGCGCCGTTACTCTGCACGGGCATACCGCAGATAGTAAGGATAGCCGTATGAATATCCTGCTTTGTGATATTAGCGCCGTCATAGGAATAATCGGTCTTAACCGTATCTACATCGGCAGGCGCGCCGTCTATTGACTTGATCTTGATAGCGCCGTATGCCCTCAGATTTTCTAAGCCGTCGCCGTCAATATCGCAGTTAATAAATTTAAGGAAGCTCTGTATCTGAGTGTCGCCGGCGTCGATATTATTTGAATTTATGCGATTTACGGCGTCCAAAAGCGGCAAAACGATTTCAAAGCTTCCAAGCCTCGCGTTATTTGCCGGGTATTCATAAACGGGTATCTCGCCCAACGGGTTAATAGTTTCAACAAAACCGTTTACAACCTGTTCTTTTGAGCCTAACTTGTCAACGCCGAAAGAGAAAATCTTGTCTTTCGTATATACAACGAAATTCTTTGTCTGTCCGTCCGTTGCGCTTATCGTGTATGTAAACGCAGCCATAGGGGTTTTCTTAAAAGTAGATGAATAGATAACTGCCGTTGTGCGCGGATCAAGCGTAAAAAGGTCAAACGGCGCGTCGCCTTTGCCTACATCGTTAGGGTTATTAGCCTGAACGTATCTATATGCCGTGCCGCAGATATGCCCCCACTCGATAACCTCTTGATCCTGAGCCTGCTTGCCTATCTGATACATATAATCGTTTAAGGTCTTTACGGCTAAATTCTCGCTATCCAAAGCGACGTACTGTATAGGCTCGGAAGCCAAATATCCTACTTTAAAACTGACTATCTCATTAGCGTAATTGGTAACAACGCGCGAATTGATCTCGCTTCTGACTTCTTTTGTCTTATAAAGAATAGGCTGCTTGCCCTTGTAATAATCGTAAAGGTAATTTATCTCGCAACGGTTTTTCGTGTGCGCAGGAAAAGCATTACAAAGAACGGAAAGCACGTTATCCGCGTTTATCTCCGTTTCATCGGTATAAATTACCGTCCTGCCGAAAAGCGCCTTGCCGTAGCCTGCGTTTTCCTGCCTTTCCTCGTTGTTGTTGTTATCAGACATTTCAAAACACCTCAATAGTCAAGCCGCGAAAGTACCCACTTGAAAAGTAGGTATATATTTTCAAAATATCAAAATATTGTGTTTTGTCAACAGTTAGAATACTAAATACAGAAAAACCCCGTATGTGAGCAGTCATACGGGGTTTCCCAAAGAAGATAGGAAGATAGGTTAAAGTATTTTCACGGAATACCTATCTTTATAATATTACCAAAGCCGTTTAAATACTTCCACTTTCGTACTAACCGGGCGTTCAATAAAATCTGCGACCATAGCTAAACTATCCGGCGCGTCATCGTGCTTGTTATGCCCTGTTACCCTAAAACTGTAAACATTTACCATAAAAGTCGTATAGGCGCTGCTTCTTTTCCGTTCATCTAAGAAATAAAACTGTCTGATAAACGGCGCTTTATCAAATATCCTCATTTCCTTCGCCTGATTGTTAGGGGCGTTCTTTGTTAGCAGGTTGATCTTGATATTCTTCTTATTTAACGCGCGTTCTACTTCTTCTTTATAACTCATTGTCATTTTGTTACACTCAAAACGGATAACGGAAACGCCGTGTTTTATGATCGCTTCCAGAATAAGCCGTTGCGTAACTGTCTTATCGCCGTTATCGTAAACAACATCAACGATATATACCGATCCGTCGCTATATTGATATACAACAGGGGCAGCAGTATAATCGCCGCCGCCAAAAGCAACATCAACGACCATAAATTTACGCACTAACATATCGTCCGGCGGCAGCGCACCGTTGTAATAATTCATATCTTCTGCCGTAAATACCGTACCTTCGCGTTCAATCGGCATACCCATAAATTGAGCGTTCCAACTCGCCAAATCTTGATTATGTTCAAAAGAGGCTCTACGGGATAAGTAATACTCCGTGCTAAACCCTACGCCGTAGTCATAATCAAAATTGCTTTCGTTATTCTCATTTAAAGCAGGGATATTTATTATCTTATATCTCCTATTCTTAAACTCGTCGCGTGATTGCAGCAATTCTATGCGCAAGCCTATCGGATCGCTATTACTCCACCGCGTACCTTCCCAGATAATTTTACATTGTTCTTTACCACGCGTTAATAAGTTATTTTCCGTGATATACCAAAGCGAAATGAGCCTGTCCTTATTCATAGCTTCATCTATTCCAGATACCAAATCATCTGAAATAAGCCAACCCGACGCGTCGCACGATCCGTTGAGCGTACCGTGAATAGACCTTGCCGTTACGGACGGGTAATGTTTGCGCCTGTCTATGTCAAAAGTCAAATCTTTTCCGTTTGTAGCCGCCAAATCGTGTCCGTAGAAGATTTCGTGCCAACGATAAGTAACATTATCGTTTATCACTTCCAGACAACCGTTATAAAATGCCGTTGTGATCTTATCCGAATAAGCAGAATAAAGATTGCTCAGTTCGCTATTTTTGCCTATCTTCCACGTCATCGCAAAGATCATAAGCGACGATTTACCCGTTCTCGCCGGTTGTGATAGAAAAAGCTCGTCAAGTTTGTCATCTTCCAAATCTTGAATAGCGTCAACTGCCACTTTTAACACTTTCCTGCGCGGCAGGTAAAATCTTTGTTCGGGTTTTCTGTTCCACTCCAACGCTATAAGGTAACTGTCAAAATCAAAAAGCGCCGCAGCAGTCAAAATATCCCTTCTCAATTCGTGAAAATCGGCTGAATTGTCCTTTAAACCCTTGAAATATGCCCTGTTTTGTGCTTCAAGCGCCTTTTTCTCTAACCATTTGAGCCTATCCACGTTATTTTTCGTGTCCTGTACGCAGATTTCGTAATAATCACGATACGGTTTTACTGCTTCCGTACCTTTATTGATTACTTCTTCGATTATCTGCAATAAATTATTATCCATAAATGAAATAATCTCTTATATATCGGGATAAAACATCAATATCGTATGTGCCGTAGCCGTTAAATCTTTCCCCGTTCTCGACATACAGTATCGAATAGTACGGCTTTCCGTTTTTGTCGCACTCGACCTTGATACTTTCAAAATATCGACCTGTCTGCTTGTGTTCTTCCGCATAGTTATAATCAGACATATTACGCACCCTCGCTTTCGGGCGGCAAGGCTATGCCGTTTTCTTCCGCGTACTTCATATACTCCGCTTTCAAAGCTTCCTCGTCGATTTCGGGTGCTTGTTCGGGCAGCGCCGCCTCGATCCTCACGTTATCAGCAAAGCCGTGAAGATTTTTAAGCTGAAATATGCTCATTATGTTATCCAGATTGTTATATAGCGCCCCCGTAGTGATACTATCCGCTATCAAGTCCGACACCCTGCTGATAAAGTCCGTTGTCGCGTTACTATGCTTCTTGCAGTAAGCCGACACGTTCATACGCGTCATACCTAACCCGATAGAGCAGTAAGTCAACATTGACGGCGGGTGCTTCGCCTCGGCGCACGCATAAAAATAATCGCGCGTTCTTATCATTACTTCATCTATATTATTAAGATCAACGCACGTTGCGTTTTTTAACTGCTTCCTGTCTATCTCCGCAGCTATAACGTCGCCTACCTGCCTTAACGTTTCCGCAACCGCTTCGCCCTTAGTCATATCTGACATAGATTTAAGATTGCGCTTGTTTACTGCCGGACTATCCGGGTTATTCTCCATAATAGTTTTGTCTATCGCCAATAACGCCGTCATATCCGATGATCTCAATTTCGGGTATTCCCTATCCCGTGTCCGTTCTTCTTTACTTCTTCCCATATCAGCCTATCCTTTTAAATGATTTTCTATTTCTGTATTTCCGCTTCTCGCGGTAAACTTCGCCTGTATAGTGATTTTTATGGTAAACATACCGCTTCCGTCTTTCGCGCGGCTCGATCTTGCTTCTTTCCGTGCCTAAGACATAACACTTCTCTAACCCCTGCGGCGCATTTGGGTTATATAGCATTACCTCATATCCCATAGCTTTCGCTATCTTATATGCCGTACTGACTGCTATATCTTCCCGCTTATTTAACATCGTTATTGTTAAGCAGGTATGTAACCCGATACGCCTCGAATATGCCTCATACGTTTCATACTCAGGGCGCGCGTCTATAAACCGCGCTAATACATCGTTTATATGATACCTTTTCGCTTTTCCGCTTCCCATTTTCCGCTTTTCTCCTATCTTATGCCTTATGTAAACTATATGTTGACAAAAATAAATTGTCAATAATCGTGTAATTTTACACTTTTCGTTTCTTTTTAATATATATGCGCGCGCGAGAGTAAGACATAAAAAGTATTATTCAATATCGCCCTTTTTGTTTTCAAAAAAATTTTGGAGATCGTGCTTCTGGAAGCACACTTTTTGAGCGACCTTCCTTTTTTGACCGCCCTTTTTAGTCTAAGGGTGCAGAGGCGACCACCCCGCCCCTGCCGCCTATTACCTACTTGCCCCGTAGGTATATCCGCGCGCCTGCCCTGCCAATTTCGGCAAAATAAAAATTATACCGAATTAAGCAAACACCCTATAACACCCCGCAAACGTAATGAAATGGGGCATTACAGACCATTAGCGCGCCTGCCCGCCTGCCCGCGATCCTGCCCGGCTGCATAACTATACACAAAACAAGGGCATAATTGAATAATTATCCGTCAATTTCTTTTGATAATTCTATTTTGTGATCCTGTTTTTGCTTGTAAATTTCCGCGCCCGGCAACCCAAAACGCCGGCAACGCTGCTATATTGCAGAAGATATACGCCTATATATTGCAATCTATATATATATTTCTCACAACAAAAAGCATAATACTATAATATCAATACTATATATTAATTATATATAGATTATTAGTATAGTATATAGAATTATATGCTAATGCCCCGGATAGAATATATTAATATATAAGCTAATACAGGGATATAAAAGCCTATACAAGCAACCATATATATTTTGATTGCTATTCAATAACCCGGATAGAATTACATTTGATATATAGCTATTAATTCAATATGCCCGGCGCTATTTCTCAGATGATCCCGGCGGCATTTTTCCGCGTGATATTTTTCCGGCGATCCTGCCCGCGTGATTTTCTTCTTTGATCGCCTGCCGTTTGCATCGCGCTGCCGTGCTTCCGTTTTGTCGGAGATATTGCCGCGCATTTTTCCGCAGCTTTTAAGATGATCCCGGCGCGCTTTGCTTCTTATTTCCTGCCGTGATTTATTTCCGGCAAACCCTCTAATGATAAAAATATTATAGCTATGTTAGTAATTACTAACGGGTATAGCTACAAACAATACTAACCTAAACCAATAGACACTAACCATAAACTATAAATCTATAAATCAATTAATATATATAAATATTATATTTAACTATATGTTATATATAAGCGCCTCAGATCGTCCGCGCCTGCCGTGCTTGATATTCTTCTTTGCTCAGGATCGCCGGCGCGCTTAGATCGCATTTTAGAACGTATAAACGGCATATTATAACCTGCATTTTACACTTGCTAACCTTTTGCACGTTCATACATACCCCTGAAACGCGTCAAAATGCCTTGTATGCCGTTTGCATACAATTTTAGTATAATTTCATATCCGACAAATTGAAGCGCCTTAAAACGCAAAATAACGGCATATTTTTACACGGCATATTATCCCGGCGCGATCCTCAGAAAACAGGCAATAAAAAAAGCGGGTAAAAATACCCGCTTATATTATTTTGTTTTTTTCGCTGCTTCCAAGATGATCCAAACCGGGAAATATAAAACAAGTAGAACAAAAAGCCACATATCAAACCCCCGTTATTTTTCAAGCTTCCAAAGCTTATTATTTTTATAGTCAAGCTTCCATATAGGCAAGTTATTAAGGATCGATAAAAGTTTATTGCTTAGGTGCTTTATTTCATCATTTCGCGCCTCATTACAAGCTATAACCCGCGCCGGCGTCCGCTTCCGCTTTGCTATTGCATTAAAGACTAAGTTTGCGCGGGCGCGATCGTCCTCAATTATAGCGGCGGCAAATCTCACGCCGTCAATAAATGCGCCGTTGTCATCGATCCCGGATAAATCTAAGTCATAATACTGCCCGTTGATAATAACCGTGATATTTTGTCCTAACTTTGCCGCGTTTTTAACGTCCTGAATAGTTACCGAATTAGCGCCAAATTCATTAAATAACATAATGTTTACCCCCTTATTATTTATTCTCAAAAGCTGCCATAATAGCCGCGATGATCGACAAAGTATCAATATATAATCCGCCCGCCTGCCGTGCTATTGGCTGCAATAGATCGCGGTTAGATTTATATATAATTTCCGCGTCCGCTTCCTGAATTTCCGACGGCTTGAAGCCGCAGCTATACAGGCGCTTATAATATGCCCTTGCTTTGATTATTTCCGGCGGCAATTCCTCAGAAATTTCCGCAGCTTTGCGCGCTAACACTTTTGCAACGTCCTCAGATGATACGTTGACAAATTTGTTTTCCTTGTTTTGACGCGCGTTTATTTCCGCTATTGCTTCCGCTTCCGCGTCCTCAGATGATACCGCAGGTGCTTCCGGCGCTGCTTCCGCAGGCGCTTCCGCTTCCGTTGTTACGTCCACAGGATCGGCGGCGGGTGTATCATCTTCAACGGCTGCCGGCGCGGGTGCTTCCGTCCTTGCCTCAGATACCGCAGGCGCGGCGGGTGTATTTTCCGCGTCGTACTTGTCAAAATAATATTCGCCGTTATCCCTAATTGGAAGCAGTAAAGCTTTTGCGCCGTCCTCATTACTAACAAATATAGGTTTAACCCGGCTTGTCATAAATTCGATTATATTGCAATCCTGATTTATAACCGCGTCATATATATAGCGCGCATTAAGAGTAATATTAAAGCCTGCCGGCGTTATCCCGTCCGTGATCGCTTCCACGCTTCCAACCATATCAAGCGCCGGGATATAATAATCAATAAAACCCTCACGAACTTTTAAAGCAATCTCAGAGCGGCGGCGATCCCCTGCCGCAATAGCGCTTTTAAGCACGCTTTTGAAAAGCTTTATATTTTTGATTTTCACGCGGCTGCTTATATCTTTGCCGTATCCCGTGTAGATCGTTTCCATATTAATAAAAGCGCCGTCAAGCTTTTTACAATACAAAACAATCCCGCCTGCCGTATCAAGCAATTTTATATACTTAGCGCCGTTATAGATCGCAATAGCGCCGGCAAAGTTAAAACCGGCGGCGGCTGCCGGGATCATCAAACCGTTACCGTCAAACGCGCTTGTATTAATGCCGTCAAGCTTTTTACGGTATGCCCTGAAACCGTCGCACGCCTGCAAATATCCGTCATTGGAGATATTGACCGCAGTTAAAACCGGGCGCGTATTGTCCGCGCTTGCGGCATAAGCGGCGGCGCTCAGATCGTCCGCGCTAATATCTCCGCAGTATGTAAAATTCTCCGCAGGTGCTTCAAATATGCTTGTATCATCGGTAACAATGCCGCCGTTAAATATGCCCGTGTCCGCTGCAAATGTCAATTCGTCTTTTGTATAAAGCTTTTCACGCTTTGAAACGTCGTCAACGATCCCGGCAACGAAGATAATAATATCCGCGTTATTCTTAAAAGAACGTGCAATCAAAGCGCCGTCGCGATCCGCGTATGCCCTTGTTAATACGGGCGCGCTTGACTTGCTATCAATAGCCTTTTTTACCTGATTAATCAAAGATTTAATTGTGTTTTTCATTTTTCGATCCTCCATTGATTTATTATTTCGTTTAGTGCCTGCTTAGCTGCTTTTGTGTTTTCCGTTTCCGGCTGCCGTTCATAGTATTTGAGTAGATCGCGAAACGCCTGCCGAATTTCCTGCCGGGTGATTATTACGCCCTTATCAATTCACCCATTCATAAGTAACGCGATTAAAAACGCCGGTTTTAATATCGCCGTCCGCGTCCTTGCTTGTAAAGATTTCAATATGCTTTTTGTCATCGGTGAAAAACTGCCAACCGTTAGCGCGGTTTATAATATCCATTTCGCGCCAACCTGCTTTTTTTTCTAAGCCGTTCTTATGAATAAAGAAGAAGCGCGCAACGGTTTTTTCATCGCGTCCGGGTGATACGGTTACAACCTCAACAGGCAAAAAACCCGCCTCAGTATAGCCACAATGCGCGCGGCAGTAAGCGCCATAACCAAAAAAGTTATTAAAAAACGGGATCGCGCTTATATAATTAGTGTATTTTTCATCGTCATAAACGCGGCGATCCGTTTTTTCCGCTTTTGTTTTCCACGAAGCGCCGGAAGCGGTACGGGTAAAATTCTCAATAGTTACAAAAATCATATAGCGATTGCCGCTATAAAATTTAAAATCTTTATACGCCTGTTTCATTGTCTTTTCTCCATTTCTCCGGCGCTTTGATCGGCGCGCCGGCTGCCGTTGTTCTTAGCATTATATTGCACCATAGCGGGACAAATAACAACGGACAAAACGACGGCAAAATGTAAAACCTTTACGGTGCAAATTTGTATAGCTTGCATATTTGAGATATTGCACCATAGCGGGATATAATAAAGGCATAACCTAAACGGTTAAATATTAAAAAGGCAGGTATTTATTATGTATTTAACTTTTAAAAAGGCTATAACGGCATTATCTCAGGTTGATAACCGCCCGGCATTATTCGATCTTTTGTGGCTTGTAGATAATAGCTATCAAAACGGGAAAATGACGTATCAGGATCAAGAAACAATTTACAGGCTTGTTAATAATCAATTCAAGCGTGAATTAATCGACGGTTAAAACACAAACCAACCAAAACACCGGCGGCAGCTTTGCCGCCTTTTTTATTGCCTCAGATACGCCCGGCAGCGATCCCGATGATCCCGGCGGCGATCTCAGGAACGGCGGCGCGCTGCTTTGATGATACCCGGCAGCGATCCGCAGGAAGCACGGCAAACGATCCCGGCAGCGCCTCAGATGATCCCGCAGGAAGCAGGAAGCACCCGCCGGAAGCGATCCCGGCGGCGATCTGATGACACCGGCAGGAAGCGCGCCGGCGCTGCATATTCATACACTTTTCTGTCAAAAATCTTTGATTATTCTACGTCAATCCTCGCAGGATCAAAACCCGCCGACGATCCCGCACACGCCGGGAATTTTCCGCCCGCGCGCCCGCCCGCCGTAAAAAATACCGTTCATCGAGCAGTCGTAGGTCGCCCCCGTAAAACAGTCGTAGGTCGATTTATTTTTTTATATTTTATTCGGGCAGTCGTAGGTCGCCTTGTATTTTAGCGGTTTTCGGGCAGTCAGAAGTCGATTGTCCTGCGGCTGCAAACAGTCAGAAGTCGATTTATATACAACTATCGCGGTACTATTTTGTCTATATTGCACAATGGTATATTGCACCGTTGGGGTATATCATAATGGTAACAGGCAACGGGCAGTCAGAAGTCGATTGCCTGTTAAGAAAAATCGAAAGGAAGTATAGGAAAATGACAGTAAAGTATCTTAAAGACTTTTGCGGCGTTACCGCAAAGCTAACAGTCCACAACGACGGATCGGCAACGCTCAAAATGTCTTATGAAAAGAAGCTAAGGCATTATAAGAACGAAAAAAGCGCTATGTCCGCTTGGTATCGTTGGTGTAATTAAGAAATAATAAAGGGGGTATAACTTAATGCCAGATTACATCACAACACGCGAGTACGCCGATCTTCACAATTTGCCGCTTGAAACGGTACGCGGCAGGGTAAAACGCAATCAGATACCGTATATCAAAGTAGGCGATAGCATTATGATTGATCGCAATACGGTTTGGGAAGAACGGAAGAAAACCGGCAGAATACCAAACGCCGTGAAGCAGGCGGCAGAAAAAAGCCGCAAGTCAAAACTAAAAGTAACTATCCAAAAGGCATACTACGTTGCCGTTGAAGATAGTACCGGGAAAGAAATTAAATCTGATTTCACCTTTTTGTCGAAAGATGAAGCACAAAAGATAGGCGAAAAGATGAAGCAGGAAATTGAGGTAAAGGAAAATGGATCATAACAAACTACTTGACCGCATTTATTCAAATATCGCTTGGCTTATCAATATTAGAAAAAAGAAGATAAGCGAGGTCGAATTAGCCGCAGGCGTTAGTATTGGCTATCTTGTAAGGTCGAAAACAAGCAACGTTGATTTACCCATTAGCAAGGTAGTGCTTTTCGCTAACTATTTCGGTGTTACCGTAGATGATCTTATCAACAATTCTTATGAGGAAATGTACCTTAAAGAACAGATTGCCGTTTTGCAGAAACGGTTAGAAGAAGTCAAAAGTCAAAACAAGGGGGTTTAACTATGTTAAAAGTTTATTTGATTATCGCTATCCTGTTCGTTCTTATTGCCGTTGCTATTGCCGGTGCGATCTCAATGGCTATGCAATCTAATCAAAAGAAAAAGCAGGCATTTATGGACGCGGAAAGATTGAGGATCGAACGCGAGCGCCTTGAACTTGAAAAGCTACGCGCGGAAAGGGAAAGGCAGTTATGAAAAAGATATTCTGCGATATTTGCAATAAAACACTTGCAACAGACACAAACAAAACACCGCATTTTACGGTAAAGATAACAAGTCCGTTCATTGATGTTAAAAACATCAAAGCGCATTGTTGCGATGATTGTTACGATAAGCTTATGACTTTGCTAAACAGAAACAACGATGATTAATCGGCAGTAACAAGTCAATTAAAAAATATCGAGTTAAATTTTAATTCGTCTAACTCAATTAAAATCGAATTAAAATCGGTGTTTACAAAATTAATATTGCATTTTTTGAAATATAACGGCAAAAATCGAAATTATATTTCAGAAAATCAGTATTAAATTGAAAAAGGGGCGTTTGCCCCTTTTTTAATATTTAATATTCAACCCGCCGTGTTCATTTATCCAATCTATTACCTCTTTGTAGTTTAACCCGCCCTGTTCTTTCGGGCGCATAATGTAGTCGTACTGTTTTGGGTGCGTTTCCTTCATACGCACAAATCGGCTTTCCTTTTCCAGATGACAACCGAAACCGCAAAACATACAACCTGTTCTATCACACTTTGTTGTCTTTAATGCCCTTGTATCTTCGGCAAGTCCAAACTCGCAAATATCCATTTGCCCGTTTATATCTTCCGTTCCGTCATAATTAGGTACGATCTCGCCGTAAACTGAGCAGATTTCGATATTGTTATCCTTGATGTATTTCAATACGTCCTGTTCCGTCCAAAATGCCATAGGCGTACTAACCGGCGATTTCATTTCAAAACCGTTGCAACCGTTTTGTAACCATTTCTGCGTTCTGAGGCGGCTTTCTTCCGCCATTGTAGCAAGGATCGGTACTCGCCCTGTTTCTTTTGAATATTTGTGTGCCGGTGCTTTTTTCATCACGTTGCAGCATTTGTTAGATATTTCAAAAGGCGCGTTAAGAAAAAATTTGTACTTTTCCTGATTGTATTTTGACTTGTCAGGGGTAATCTCCATTTTCGTTTTTGGCGGCAATTCTCCCAACAGGATCAATGCCCTTTCGTTCGCGCCGCCCTCTCGGTTTTGCATTTTGCGTTTTAGCAAATTCACCAATTCCGCGTAGTTTTCTGTACTTGTTGTCGTACCCCCCCTACTATTTCGCTTAATCGCTTCGTTGTCAGTAAGAGGGGAAGCGGAAAATTTGCGGTATTCTCCCGTTCCGCAAACTTTATCGTAGAAATACTTATACGGTCTGTCTGTCTGTCTGTCTGTCTGTCTGTCTGTCTGTCTGTCTTAATGATGTTGTCCGATGAAGCTAATTCAGTCAAGTATTTTCTCGCGCCTTGTACGCACTCCGCAACCTCTTTTGAAATAAACGGATAGCCGTACTTTTCGATAACCTGTTTAAATGTGAGTTTTGGCTTTAACCAATCAACTTTATCGAACTTTTTTACAAAATCGCGTATTTCGGGATATTCAAGACCTGTATCAACAAAAACCGCTTTAATATCGGGATATATTGATCTTGCTATATGAAGCAACACCGTACTGTCTTTTCCGCCAGAAAACGATACATAAACGCCGTCTAAACCGTAATAATCAACCCACGCTCTAATTCGCGCGATTGTCATATTCACTTTTATTTCCAACGGCAAAGCCTGTTTAATTTTTAAGTCCTGTAATGTGTGTTGTGCCATTGTCCGTTTTTCCTTTATCTTCTTTGTTATCCGCCGTCGGCATTTCATCTATTAAAGTAATAAGCTTTATTGCTTCAAGTCCAAAGCGCCTATACGCGATCCGTTTCAATTCTTCTGCGTCGATTAATCTAACACCGCCCATATTTGCCCCGTAATGCCTCTCGTTTCTTTAAATGATAGTTTACTTGTATTTTCTTTGTGAACGCCGTATAGCGCAATCTGAGGCGAAATACGGCTATATGCGCGCCCGATAATCTGTTATGACTATCGGGCATACATATATCAGGTCTTTTTCTTTGTTGTTTTGGTCTTTTTGAAGATCGGTTTTTTAACCGCTTTTTCCGGCTCGTCGGCTGCCTTTGCCTTGCCTGCCGTAAACTTGCCCGCGAAATAATACTCGCCGTCATTTACGCAGATTTCAAAGCCTACGCGGTTTACTGATTTTTCAACCTGCTTTGCGCTTTCGATTATGCCCGTTGCCTTGCCTGCCGGCATTGACGTAAGAACGTATGATGATCCTGCTTTCATAATAGCCTTTACATCGCCGTTCTCGTTTGTACTCAGCTTGTAGTCCATTTTCGTTTTCTCCTTTCTTTGTATTTTATTTGTTTACACGATAACTAAAATATAATGTCAATCTACGCCGCTTGTCAAAATTTCGTGGATAGAAAAAGTTATATCCTTGTCATAGATAAAACGCCCGGTTTCACAATACGCTTCTGACAGATAACAATTAGCCGTATCTGAGTTTTCCTTGTCTGATAACTCAGCGCGATCACAAGTGAAAAACGGTTTATAACAACTCATACACTCTTTTATGCCGCATACATCGTGGATATAACTGTTCACAACGTCGCCGTAATGTAGTGAATTGTCCGGCAATTCCTTAAATCGCTTCCAGAACGTATCGCTATTCTCGATATACTTAATTACTTTTAATACTTTGTAATTGCCGTTCTCGATCTTGACTATCTTCCTGCCGATATAATTCTTTAAATCGGTAAACGGGATAGCTTTACCTACAATGCTTCGATCCTGAGTATAGCCGCAGGGTATTGTTTTCGGTTTATCATCAGGAAGCACGTCAAAGATTGTTAGCTGCTTCATATTGCAACCTCGATGTTCTTAAACGTATAACCCCGCGCCTGCGTAGTGTTTCGTCTTTTACTTAAACATTGTGATACGGTTTGCGGTACTACACCCGCCACTTTTGCGGCAGTTTTCCGTGAAGAATAAATACCGATAAGGCAATCACCCTTATATACTGCAACGGGTTTTCTAAGCCGCGCCATACCTTCAAGATATTTAGGGTATGTATTCGGGTTATGATTGTTTTCCTTAAATGTAACCCAACGTAAATTTGAAACGCGGTTATCGGTTTTAATGCCGTTAATATGATCTACGGCGGGTTTGTTTTCAGGGTTTGGGATATACGCCGTTGCCACAAGTCTATGCGCTTTAACCGTGCGTCTTTCACCCGCAACACAAAAAACATAAGCAGGATAGCCGGTTTCATCGTAAGTGTTTTTTAATAATATTCTATTTCTCACACTATATACTTTGCCGCAATCAGATACTAAGTATTCATCAGGAAATATATATGTAGGCTTCCAATGCTGCGGATCAAGTTTTGACAATTCGATTTTATTTGACATATTTCGTTCCTTTACATTTGACTTCCGTTTGTGTACTCAGATTTCAACAATATGTATTCCGTAAAGCTTCAAAAGCAATTTTTTCTTGATCTTGTATTCAGGAGTTCTCGTCGCTATGCTTTTTGTATCTTCAACAACGGTTTTACCTGTCGCATTGTCGATATAAGTAAAATCTGCCTTATACACACAAGACCTTTCAAGCAACTCTCCTTTGACGATTTTCTGCTTGCCGTTCTTTAATGTTTTTACTTCATCAGGCGCGTATTGAGCTTCGATCAAAACATATTTTTTCTGCAATTCCAGATTGCTAATTAACCCGCCTTTAACAAGTAACTTCAATTCGCAATAGCGATTGGCTTCCCGGCGGCTATCGAAGGTAATACCGTCAACAACGGTTTTGATATTGTTATATTTAGCGGTCTGCCCGCCGTAGTGTCTGCGATAGTATGCCATTAGTCTGTATCTCCTTCAATCTTGCAGCCTATCAAATCGGCAAAGCCGTAGTGATCTTTCGTAAAATGGACATTGTAAAGATAGCAACTATCGGCGTATTGTCCGCAACTAATGTTTATCAAATTTGCAAAAGCTCGTGTCTCGTTGCCCGTCCGTATATCCTCAAATGTTTTTCCACAAAAGCGGCATTTGTAGGTAAAAATGTAATCTGCCATTAGTTTTCTCCCTTCCGCGTGTTCCATATCTCGTAGGCTTCGGATAATGACTTCGCAAAGCAATCGTTAATAGTGAAATAATCTAACGGGCAAAACCCGTAGCCGTCGTGATAAACATAAAAGTTTTTTTCGATCGAATTATACATAATGTTCACCGTGCCGTTGCAAAACGGGCAGGTTTTCAATTTGCTATTGAGCATTATTCTTCTCCCGTGCCGTCCGGCACTATGTACTCGGTAATGCAGTATCTAACAGTCAAAAGCTCTGCCTGCTTCTCTGATATGCAAATGCTCATTTCAGATCGGTAGTCCGTGCTTGCTAAAATCTTTGCAACCTTGTCAACGATTGCCTTGTTTTTTTCATCGTTCGTAGGTCTGATTGTTTTACTCATTGTCTAATCTCCTTTGTCTATTCCATACTTTGCTAATAAATCGTCGCTCACAGAAAACCCCGCTTTGCATAAGCACTCGACAATATGCCTCATTTCTTCTTCGTTTCCGCTTACGATAATTGGGTTCTTTTCAACAAGCTTTATCAAGTAATCATAAACGGCAAGTATTACATAATTAGGCAAGCATAGATCACACTCACCGCACCGCCTATCGCATTTCTGAATATCGCCCTGCCGTTTGATACACTCGCGCTCGTTCTTCAAAACTTTAAGTATCTGCTCGGTATTCATCGTTTTGCACCTCACTCGCACCCGTCGCACTCGCACCCGGTCAAACTGCATTTGCCGTTTTCGTTGTCGTAATAATCGCAGTTTACATCGGTAAAAAAGTCCTTTTCTTCAAGCGCTTTATCCCTCGCAGCTTCCATATTGCAAGCCGTTGTGTATTCTTCATCGGAGATCGCGCCACACTTCCAGTCTGAATATGCGCTCATTTGTCTTTATCTCCCTTCGTATAAGTCCTGTAAACCCTTGTTGTCGGTCTGTCCTCTACATCGTTAATATCGCAATCTTTCGTTTCGATTGAAGCTGCCGCAACGGGAAAATCGCTATATCTGTCTTTATCATTTCTCATTTTCCGCACCGCCTTTCTTGTAGGGTTTGGGTAACGGTTGCCACGCCATTACATCAATGAATTTATCCATTTGTCTATCACAAAAATATTTTCCCGTGAAATTTGCAACGGTTACAAGGTCGTATATGCTTATAAGATACAAGCCACTATATTCAGGTAATCTCTCACTAACAGGTATCCACTCGCCTTGTGTTCTTTCTTCATACTTGCCTATGATTTCATAATCACCTTCAATTTCGCCTTTAATATCAACGATATATTTCATTCCGCACCGCCTTTCACTTCTTAAAACATTGAAAAGCAAATATGAACACAACAAACCCTATAATTATTCTTGTCGGTAAATCTAAATCACAAATGCTCATTTCGCACCGCCTTTCCTCATATCTGCCCCGCACTTCGAACAAAAGTTTTCACCTCTCGCACTAACCTTGTTGCAATTGTCGCACCTATACCTTGTGCCGTGTGGTGATGTTCTTTCTTTTATCCACACACCTTGCGGTCTTTCGTCTTTTATCGGTTGTGCCAAACCAACATTTACATTAACTTTGTCAATTAGGTCTTGTGTCATTTCGTTCGTTTCAACTGTCGGGGCATTGTCGATAATATCAAACAATTTAGTCCAAAAGAAATTATCTTCAACATAATCGTATCTGTGTTCTATAATTGCCTCTTTCAAAGCATCAGCATCAATTAGTCTCATTCCGAACCTCTCATATCCGCACCGCAATTAGAACAAAAGTTAGTTTTATGTACTCCATGTGAACTTCCACATTGATTGCAAAACACAAAGCCACCTTCAGACTTCCACTCGCCTTGCTTTATTTTAGGGTTTAATGTTTTTCCGATTTTCATACCAAAGTGATAACCCTGTTCATATCCTCTTTGTCTTGCCTTTAATCTTTCAGCACCAACATAATCAGGTTCAAAAGGTTCAACTGTAGGGGCACTGTCGATAGTTTCAAATACTGTTTTCTGATACCAAATAGGCTCGTTATAATCATCACTTGCCAAATTTTCAAAAACCTTTTTCAAAGCCTCACGGCTGATTAAATCGTTATTCATTGTTATTACCCTCTATTCTGTTTGCTATCGATACGAAAATCGCAGATAGCACGATCCCTAATATGAAGCCGCCCGTTATGCCTACCCAAAAGGCTACAAATGCTTCGTTATTCATAAGCAGCCTCACTCAAACGGCAATTCTTCATCATCGGAAACGGAAGCAGAATTATCACTCGCCTTGCTTCCAGATTTCTTTTCGCCTGCGAAAAACGACTTTGCGACGTTTATCATTGATACTTTGTGCTTTACTCCGTTTTTGTCCTCGTATATCTTTGTCTGCAATTCGCCTGTAACAAGGATCATATCGCCCTTGTGAAAATACTTTGCTATATGCTCTCCAACCTTATCGAAAGCAAGGCAATCAATATAATCTGCGTCATACTCGCCCTTGCTATTCTTATAGTTTCTCTGCACCGCAACGCAAAAGTTTGTTATTACTTTGCCTGAATTGAGCAGTTTATCCTCTGCGTCCTTTACTAACCTGCCCTGAATTGTGATTGAATTTAACATCGTTTCTTTGTCCTTCCTTTTAATTTATAAGCCTGTTCCTAACAGTTTCTTATCGGTTATGGATAAACCTAATGCCGTATCAACCTGCGTTATCGCGTTTGCACGCAGCTTGATCGCATAGGCTTTTCTAAATCGTTCTGCCGTGAACGCGTCATCGGCTCGCATTGTCCGTAATTCACCCTCAAATTCTTTTACCGTTTCAAGTAATGCCGGGTGCTTCTTCAAGTTAGAATAGATTTCATCGCGCCCCTCATACTGCCAACCGCCGCAATTACTCACTATATCTCTGACATAATTTAATGCCGTTTCGGGTTTGATCTTCGCGTTTGAAACAACCTTATCTACCAGAACTACGGTTAGATCGCGCGCGCATTTCGGCGGGTGCTGATTGTGTGCGTAATAGTCCGCGATTATCGTCTTAAACTGTTCATCTGATAAGCCCTTCAACGCGGCATACCAAACTTTAACCTGTATTTCGTCTTTTGTATCAAACGTAAAATCGAGATAACCCTTTTTTAGCGCCGTCATACCAGACAGAAAAGTTTTTTGTGATAACATCGCCTTTTACCTCAGTTAAAAAAATCGTCAATCCCTTCACTTGCAATATCGTCGATTGCGGCTTGCTTTTCTTCTATCTCGTTGACATAATTCCAACGTTCGTGGCTGATCCACTTTTGCGGATATGGGATAAACGCGCCGTTTTCTTCGTTCCATTGTTTAGACTTCTTCTGAATTTCTAACGCCTGCATTATCGTCGGAAATATCTTGTCTAAGTCCTTGATCTTGTAAAAACGTTCCCGGCAAAGTTTCTTAGCTTCTTTTTTCGGGTATGCTTTCCAAAACTGTTCAAACATTTCGGCTTTTTTAGCGGTTTCGGCAGGGATAACGGGGGATATATCTTTATACTTATCTATATTTATATCTATATTAGTATTTCTATCTATATCTAACTCTATATCTGTATCTAACTCTAATTCTATATTCTCGTTATCATTTGTAACGTTGCCCGTTACGCCCGCGTTACTTTTCGTAACGCTATCCGTCAAAGCCTTGTTTTTATTACGCTCTCTAAAACTGCGCTGCCGGTTTGCGTTATCGTTGTTTGCCGCGCTTCCAATCATCTTTTGAACTTCGTTCATATAGATTGTACTGTCATCTAAAACCTCAATTAAATTTAGGTTCGTAAATACTTCAAGCGCGGTTTTAACAATGTCAATGTTTGTGTTAGTAATGACAGATAACATTTCGGCATTGTAAGGTATCGTATCTGAGAAGCGCAAAGCGCCGTTATGATCTACCGCTTCAACAAGCAATTTGAGATAAAACAAAACGTAGTCTTTTCCGTTCGGCATAGCCTCAATAATTCTTATATCGTGCCGTTTGAAAAAGTCCTTTTTCAGTTTTAGCCAATAGTATTTTCCACTCATTTCGCCAACTCCCTTTTGTTATGCCGTTGCCGTGTTACCGACAACGGCTAAACTGTCCTCAAATTTCAAACGGCGGCTGATTTTCCAAAATAGGCGGGAAGATAATATCGTCGATAGCTTCTTGACCGCCTACGTTGCGTTTTGCGGGCGCTTCCTTAACCGGCTCGGCTTCCACTACCTTTACAGGCTCGGCAACCTCTACGGGCGTTTCTGACGGCATTTCAACGGGTGTCGCGTCAAGCGGTATATCCGCGCCCATTTCTGCCGCGTCGTAAAGGGCGCTCATTTCTTCGGGAAATGCCTCGCGTAATGCCTGAGCTAACGCAACCTTGCGGATCATCGTCGCGGGTTTTGTCTGCCAATTTGATTTACCCGTGCTATATTCCTTCATACTGACGGAAGCATAAACAGGGTTTTTGTAGTTATTGAGATAAACCTTCGCCCAACCGCCTACAAGTGTTTCATCTTCCAGAACGAAAGTACCCTCACGTTCATTAAGATTGCCGTTACCGTCAAGCACGATAACACCTGCCTGCGATCCTTCATACTTGGCAGAACGCATAGCACGTTTAAGCAATACGTCTTTGCCTACTACTACCGTTGCCGGAGAACTGCCGTACTTGATTAAATAGGCTTCACGCAGAAACGGGTTTAAATGCTGAAAACGGCAAAGTGATAAAAACATCACTACTTCCTGATCGGTAACTGCACCGTTGCCGGAAACAAGGTACTGCTTAATCATTTTCGGAGAAAGCTTTACCTGCTCGCCGTTTGCGTCAAACGTGATCGTGCCGTCGTTGTTTGTGGTCTTTGCCAACGAATTTTTTACTGCCATTGATTTTACTCCTTTATAATTTCTATTTTTTCGTCATCTTCAAAAAGGCAAGCGCCTATCAATGCGCCTATCTTTGCGCCCATTATCATCGTCGCCATAGCGGTATAGGGCGCGTTATTGTCTGCTTCCTTCTTTGTCAATTCTGAAATAATGATAGAAAGCATTTCGTCAAACTGCTTTTTTGTTATCTGCTTCATATCGCACCTCAAATTCTTTCTAAAACGATCCCGTTTTCCTGACAGAAAGCGGAAAGCATTTTTGCCTGCGCTAACGTGAGCTTGCACTTAAAGGAAATTTCAAAGCAATCCGCGCTATCGTTCTTCACTTGTTCCTGCGCCGCCTCTAATGCCGCCTGCCTTTTCTTATCGGCAATCTCAGACATTTTTTCGCCCGCTTCCAGAGCCGCGTTTAAGTCAAGCGATGACTTGTAGGCTTCTTCCGCTTCAAATGCGTATCTCGGCATTTTACGGATCACGGCAAGGTCTTTTATCGCCTTTTCGCAGATAGCCGTTATTTCCGCGATAATTGCCTTGTCTGACGTTGACTTGTTTAGCCACTTGTCATTAAAGATTTTTTCAAGTGTTAGAAACGGCAGGTCATAATTGCTTATAACGTCTGCAAAATAACCCTCGATAAGCGCCGTCTTTTCGTCAACGCGTTTCTGCTCAAATGTATCTAACTGTTCGCCTATCCCGGCAGCAGCTTCATCTATCATTTCGCAGATTTCTTTTGCCTGTTCTTTGAACGTATTGAACGGCTGCATATACTCTTTTTCACGCGCTATACGTTCATCGTTGATAGCCTTTTTAAGCTTGTTGAGCTTTGCGCGATCTTCTTTTGCTTCCGATAACATATCTTCCGTGTAAACGCGGTTAGAATAGTCTGCAAGCGCCGTTGACAGATTTTCCTTCAACTCGTCATAATTCCAAATGACAGGCGCGTTTTTGGGTGCTTGTACCTTCAATTCAAAATTCATTTCTTTTACCTACCTTCTTATAGGGTTAATATCAATGACGGCTCGATGTTATTCTTCAACGCTTCCGAAAACTCCGCCGCTTTTTCCATAACCGTTGCTATATCGTCCTCTACTTCGCTTCTTTCGATGTGATAATCTCTCGTTGCGATCTTCAACGGCTCGCCGGGAAAGAAATATTTGAGATTGGCGCGTAAATCTACGAATTGCCACTCAGTAACACCCAGATAGAAAAGCACCTGACAATAATAGTTATCGGGTATTTTGTCCTTCCACTTGCTTGCCTGCTGCCCGCTTGTTATCGTTGATGTTTTGATTTCAAGTATGCCCTTGCGCCCGTTCTCGTCTGTTAGCCACCCGTCAAGTGAAGCCGCCGCAAACGGATATTTGGTATTTCTCCACGAATTATCGGGGATATACTCTACCTTCAATTCAGGGTGATCTAACTCGAAAAGCGCCCTTATATGCGGCTCTGCGTTTGTGCCGTAAATGACTAAATCGTTGTCTGATAAGTCATCGGGCATAGCTAAACCCTTTTTCTCACGGTATAACTGCTTGTTTGTCTTATACGGGTTTAACCCTAAAATGCAGCTAACATCACTACCGCCTATGTACTTTTTCCTTGCTTCGAGCCACTTTTCGCGGCTCTTAAACTGAAACATTTTTAACATCGTGCAATACCTCATAGGGCGTTTTTACAACCTTGTACCTTGCGATCCTGCTATTGCTTCCGTCCGCGTTATCAACTCTGACGTACTCGGTCATAATTTGATAACCCATAGCCTTCATATCGGAGATACGGGAAGCAAGGCGATAAATACCCAACCTGAACGCGTCGCGCTGCGTTATCCAACCGAAAGAACGGCTATAATTTTCAATCATCGTTACCTGCGTGTTTTTCATACAAAACCCCTCATAATTCTTTTGTATTCCGCGTCCTTTACCTTTTTGATAAGTGATATAGGCGCTTCCGACCAATTAAGGATCATCTTTTCCAAAGTCCTAATCTTTGTTTCGGGTGAAGATTGCGCCCACAAAAGCTTGAACGTGTCCGGGAAAAGAAACGGATATTTGACTAAAAGTAAACTGATCTTTGACGTATCGGGATAAGCAAGCATAGCCTCGTTACGTTCTTTGATGTAATCGTCTGTTATGCCGTTCATACCTTCACCCCTTTTACTGTCATTACGCGATAATCTGACGGCAGCGCCCTTGTTATCTTCCGTATCTGAATTAATGCCGGATAAGTTTCGCCGCCCTGCTTGAATTTCAAGCCGTGATCGTTGATGTACCACTTAACTTTTGCCGCCGCTTTTTCATAGTCAATGCCGTATTCCAGAACGGCAGGACGAAAATCGCCCTTATTCTGAGGCACTACCAAAACGTAAAAACTTTCATTACTGCTCATAAGAAAACTCCAATCTGTCATTAGTCCGTGCATTTAGCGCGATAATCTTCTTCTGTCTTTAACTTTTCCTGCCTCACCCGTTCCATACAGGCAAGTATTTCGTCCGCGTCAACTGCCGTTCTTAGCCAACAGTTATTTGATAAGTGTTTTTTAAGGTAATGCCGGTAACTGTCTAAATCGGGTTTGCTATGCCGCGATAAGTATTCTTCCGTCATATCTTCGATACACCTTATCCCTAAACGGATAATCGCTTCATCGTTGTAATCTTTCATAGCACTTGCCCTACGTCCGCTTTAATCAACGTCATAATGTCAAGATCAAGCACTTTGCAGATAGAAAGCAGGGTAACAACCTTTGTTGATGTAACACCGTATCGTTCAATATTGCTTATCGTGCCGGGTGATAACATAGCCTTGTCTGCAAGCTCTACGATTGATAAGTTTTTCTCCATACGGGCGTTTTCGATAATCTCACCTGACGGGCAGCGATCCGTTTTCGGTATTGAATATCCGCCTCTATGCCTGCCGCTATTAATTCTCCCGTCGCTCATACTGCTTTTCTCCTACTGTTTGGAAAATCAATATCAAGTGAAGCAGGATCGCTTATTGTGTATTCCGTAACGTGAACGTGCTTCTCGATAGTGATGTTTACAGGACGGATAACCCTTGCGGATAAGCGTTCTTCTTCCTTATCCATTTGCCACAACACGCCCGCACAAAAGGCTACTATTGAGCCTACAACTGCCATAGCTGAAATAATGATCGTCATTTGCTAATACTCCTAAACAGATATTCACGGGGTAAACCCGTATATTCTTCTAATTTCCTAATCTCATATTCTTCAAACGGGCGATTGCCGGACATTGATCTGCCTACCGTTCTTTCTGAACAATGAATTAGCCTTGCAATATCGCGCCTGTTCCTGAACTGTTTAGCGAGAATAGGAAAATTAGTCTTTTCCGTAACTCTCATTTGCCTATCTCCCTGTATGCGACTTTGTATGCCGTTTGTTGACTACTCAGATAAAAAAATAGAAAATTTTTCTTCATCTGTTAGGTTTGCAGCTTTTGAAAACCTTTGTGCTTCGTCAACCGTGATCGGCGATTTTCCGGCAAGCTTGCGCTGAATTGAACTTGAACTGCAACCCAGAATAAAAGCCAATTCATCACGGCTAATATTCTTTTCAACGCACTTTGCTTTGAGTTTCAATATGTTCATCACGATAACCCCCTTTCTTTGAACATAGCTCGATTGTATTCTATTGCTTGACAAAAATCAAGTACCTACTGACAAAAATCTTTTCAAAATTGACAAAAGTAATTCAATCATTGACACAAAGCATTTCAGAGGCTATATAATAAAAAGTAAGGTAAAGGGGGTATAAAACTATGTTATCAAAGCAACAACAAAGACAAATTTTAGGGAAAAAGATTGAAACATTACGCAAGGCAAAAGGTATGACACAAGAAGAACTTGCATTAAAAGCAGGTTTCAAAGGACGTGCCGCAATAAACGGTATCGAAAAAGCGCATAGCGGTATCAACGTAGGCAGGCTGCCAGATTTAGCGCGGGCGCTCGGTGTTGATCCGCTTGTTTTATTTGACGATGACAAGCAACCTGATTTTACACTTGACGGCGCATTTTTGGAAAAGATCAAAAGGCTCGATACAAGGGAAAGAAAACAGATTGAAGCTATGATCGATGTTCTTCTGCAAAACAAGGAATAAATAACCCCTAACTTGTGCGGAAAGTTAGGGGCATTGTGTAATGATGATTGGAGTATAAACGAATAACGTCTATACCTGCATTATAGCAAAAGGGGATAGTATGATACAACCTAAATGGTCATCGTCTTTGCAAAAATGGAATATAAGCATTTACTCAGGATCGAAAAGGATAAAAACATTTTGGAGTAATAAGCCGGGAAAAGCAGGAAAAGAAGAAGTATTACGCAAATATGAAGCCTATATCGGCGGCGCTGATAGTGAAATTACCGTGCAAGGTGAGTTTATGCGTTTTCTCGATGATTACAAAGCGCGGGTATTACCCGAAACGTATAATGACATAAAGCGCCGTGCGAATACCTATATCTTATCGAAAATAGGCGCGCGCCGGCTGAGAACTATGCGTATAACAGATTTTCAAGCGGTAATAAACACGGCAACAAAAAAGGACGGATCGCCGTTATCAAAGAAAAGCCTTATGAATATCCGCGCCCTGTTAGTCCAATTCTTAAAGTTTGCCGCGCTTGACGGTTGTAATGTACCCGCAGGAAGCGCCCTAACCGTGCCTACAAGCGCGCATACAGTAGGAAAGCAAATTATACCTATTGAAGCCGTGAAACGTCTTATGAACGATCCAGAGCTAAATACAGGTACTTGCTTCTTCATTAACTATTTTCGATTTTTACTTTATACGGGTATGCGACCGGGCGAAGCATTAGCATTACGCTATACCAGTATTGACGAAAAAGGCTTTGTTACCATAACGGCGAGCATAAACACTCATTATAGGATCACAAAAGGCAAAAACAAAAATGCGCAACGCCGTTTCAAACTGCCTGCAAAAGCGCTTGAAATTGTGAAGCAGCAGCAGGAATTTACGAAAAATCTGCAATCTGAATATATCTTTTGCGGATATGACGGCGCACCCGCGCACCAGAATACAGTTTATAGAGCGTGGATAAGATTGTCGCAGATTATAGGCGCACAAGGCACGTCATTATACAGTTTTCGACACAGTTTCGTTTCTTATTATGGAGAATTACCCCTGCCGTATCTCAAAACGATCATCGGGCATAGCGTCAATATGAATACTTATCACTACTACCACGAAAGCGATAAACAAACGGAAGCGGCAGCCTCGATGTTAGATGAAATGAACGGTAAATTTGAAAAATAATATTAGCGGTTTTATTAGCGGTTACAAGGACAAAACCCGTTTTCTACAAGGACACGGCAAAGCCAAAATGTAATAAAACAAGGCTTTTGAGGACACGGCGAGGACAAATGACTTTTACCGCAAGGAGTTCAAATCCCGTATGTTCCACCAATAAAACGCAATAAAATCAAGCGTTTCGGGTTTTATTGCAAAAATCATTAGCGGTAAATTAGCGGTTGGCTGATTGCCGCTTTACTTTTGGTTTAATATTGCTAAACATTAAAAATGAGGCTCGCAAGCCTCATTAGTAGGCTACGCCCGCAGGCTGCGCCGCAATTCCAAATAAAAAGCTCGCAGTTACGCATACGCAGAAAAATCGGAAAGAACGCAGAGGCGCGCGAGCCGTATATTTATTATATTAATAAAGGGTGCGCCGTGCAATAGCGCACCCTTTAAGGAATAAGGGGGAATAACTGAAAGCCGAAGCTTATTTTTACGTTGCATAACGCGGGCGACCATACCCGTAAATCTTCTTATTGGATTTAAGGTATTTATGCTTCTTTGTTTTCCTAACCTTTTTACCGTTCTTTACTGCACCTTCATTAGCGGCTATGAAATAAACGTATTTCGTATCTGTCTTATAGACAATGCCCGTGTGATAAAGACCTGTTGATTTTCCGTTTTTAGTTAGGAAAAGCTGATCGCCGTAATGCGCGGTTGATGATGTGCGCTTCTTTGCTTTGTAGTATTTCCAAGACCAACCTACACCCGCGCCGCAGGATCGCGCCGGTTGACATAGAACATACTCCGCGTCTTTTGACTTTCTCGCATTGTAAAGTACGCAATAATCTACAAAAATATCGCAGAAGTCAACGCCCTGCTTTTTGCCGTTGTAAAACGCGGGAAAGTTTTTGTCTATATAGGCAGCATACTTGTTATGCTTGTTTGTGCCGCAAGTATAGCCAACCTCAGATAACGCGGTTGATATTACCTGCTTTGCCGTAGGTTTCATTTCTTATCTTCCTTTTTAGATGAAAGCTGCTTATAGACCTGATTAACGCCTACGGAAGCAAAGCCTGAAACAATACCGATAGCAAGCGCCATAAGCCAATTATCCGCAGGAATATAACCGGGTATTGTCTTAAAAACAACTACCCCCAGAATACCGCCGACAAAACCGCAGATGACAGGGATAAACTTGTCAAGCGCCTCTACTCCGATAGCTTTAAGTGTTGCACCGACAAGATAGCAGATAACTACGATTGCCGGAAATGCGATAAAACCTAAATCGTTCATTTTGTTTTTCTTCCTTTCTAAAATTTATTTTATGTTAAATCGGCGTAGTAGATAGCCACTAACGCCGTTAGCAAAACGAAAGTTATAAAAATTTCGACAATATCAGGCATTTTCCTTTTTTCGCGTTTGAACGATGTTCAACTGCGTTTTTACATCGTCTATTCGCGTATGCGCTGATTTAATATCGCGTTCCGCAACGGCAAGCCGTTCAACTACGTTGTTATGCTTTTCTACCCTTGCGGATAATTCCGAGATCCTATCGTTCATATTTTTCATACGTTCATCGATAACCTTATCGTGTGAACGATTGGAAAGAACGACTGCGATAACCGCAGGCACGCCGCCCGCAACTGCCGTTAAAAGTGAAGCTAATACGTCGTTCATATAATCACCCTTTAATTGTAGAAATAACGCATAACGAAGCCGTCAACTACCGCCGCCGAAGATCGTATGTTCAATGCCCTAATGTCCTTGTTTGTGTTACTCCATTGTGCCGATAAATGTCCCCAAAATGTCGGGTCGTTACCGCTATTCGTGTAAGCTGCAAAATCTATGATCGTAATTTTGTCTTGCCAAGAGATTAAAGAAGTCCACGCGCCCGCCGCCGATGTATTACCCGCCGAACACGAAACAGGCGAATTGAGGATAACTGTTTTCTCGTAAATCGGAGTAGTGCCGTCAACCCAAACACCAACCTGTTTTTCGGTACTTGAATAATGGTCTAACCCGTCGGGGATAGTAGGCTTATTGAGAAGATCGTCATAATCTCCACTTGTGGCTACGGTTGACAATGACGGCTTATTCAATATCTGCGAAACACCCGATACTGCGTCCCAATCAGAATTGACTTGTGCGGCGGGTATAGTAGGCTTATCATCAAGATCGTTGTAACTGATATTGAGGTCTGCCGTAGTCTTATTGCCGGACAATGTAACTGAATTGATTGACGGCTTATTCTGTAAATCGTTGTAGTTATCCGTGCCGCCGCCACCGCCGCCGCCTGAGCCGTTTACCCACTTGCCTAAAACGTCATCGTATTTTAAAAATTGACTTGCCGTAGGCGTAGTTATCTGAACGTCCGCAAGTCCTGTTAGCGCAATTCCTAAATCTGATGTAGATTTATCGCCAGTCAATACGTTGCCGTTTATTTCGGGTTTATCGTGGAGTTCGGTATAGTCCATAGTACCGCCCTCATAAACCGCGTCTGCAATTCGCTGCTCTAAATCGTTCATGTTGGAAGCATTAAACGCGTCGCCTGCTTCCGTGATAGTACCCTCGTCGCGCCCAACGGTAACTTGCTTTGTTACGTTGCCGTCATTAATGGTACGGCGATTAGGATATTCGCTAATTCTATCTACCCACGTCTTTTGAACAAAAGCCATAATGTAAACTCCTTCCGTATTTTGTCTGTATATTGTTAGTGTACTTTTACACTAAAATTAAAGCAAGCCAAGTGATAACTGATCGCCCGCTATCAATTCATCACCCGTATAACTTTCCGCCAGATTATCAAGTGTTCCGTCAATCTGAGCTTTCGCGCACAAAAGCAAATTCTCGATGTTATTCAAGTCCTTGCTATTCCACGCAGAGCCGTAATCAACGCGCGGCAAAACAAAACCCCTGTTCCACGACGCAGATAATTCTGCATAAATAGCCTCTAACATATCGGTAACTGCGTTTCTGTCAGATGAAGATAAAACCGATCCTGCCGAAATTGTTGTTAGCGGCGTATATGCAAGTCCTAAATCGTCAGCTATGTATTCCACGTTACCGACAATACGAAGCCAATCGTCAGCCGTGAAATAGTCCGTGCCTTGCCAATCTGTTTTTGGTGTAGTCCAAGTAGGCATAATGTTTACTCCTTAATGTATCTGTTCAACCGTGCAAGTGTAATCTACGGGCGCGGTCATACCTTGCATAGCATAAATCTCACGCAAAAGATTTATAATGCCGTATGCGTGTACGCTTTCTGCACCTGCGCCCGCGTCATAATCGGGTAATTCAACAACGGGTGCGTTTGTTTCAAAGTAATCGCTATCAATAAAGTGATAGACAAAACCCCACTTATGCCCGTTTAAGTCCGTCAGAAAATTAGTTAAGTATTCTGATGTTCCCGAGCCGTTGTGTTCGCGTTTCATTTCCGTAACACCCAGAACAAAAAACAGGCTTTCGCTTTCGTCGAATTTCATCAAGCCTACAACTATTCCGTTTTCGCTTGTTTCCAAAACGGTATTAGTAAACCAATCGGGATCATAAACAACTTTATACTTTATTTCCAAACCATTAGGATCGAAAACAACATCAGGGCAATCTAACAAAGAGAATATCCTTTTGCAAGTAATGTGTCCTGCGCTGCCGGGAAATACATACTGCAAACCCGTGATGATACAAGACTTAAAAATATCCTTTTGCGTTTCTAAACGAATTACATCGCCTATTTCGTACTTGAAATTCTGCATAAGGTCAACCTCATATTGATACGATGTATCGGTAACAATATGCGCTACACCCTTTACCTTGTTTGCGATGTAACTATTCGTAACAAGCCTGTTATTGTTTTCGTAAACCTCGCCGTTATAGT